TCAAGATGTGGACAAAATACGGTTCAGTGGGTTCAGTTCTGCAGCTTCTTCTAGGTGGTCTGGCGCGAAGTGGGCGTAACGCATTGTTTCACGGATATTGGCGTGACCAAGTATGCGTTGCAGCACCAATATGTTACCGCCATTCATCATGAAGTGACTGGCGAAGGTGTGACGCAGGACGTGAGTCATTTGCCCCTCAACCAATTTGATGTCCGTAAGAGCCAGTGCGTTTCTGAAATCCTTATAGCAGGGTTTGAACATTTTACCCTGCAGTGGTTCAAGCTCTTTATAGAGCCACGCCGGAATAGGAACGGTGCGGTTCTTTTTCCCTTTTGTCTTAGTGAAGGTGATTTTGCTTGGGGATAACTGAGAACGGGTAAGCTGTTCGGTTTCTCTCCAGCGCGCCCCTGTCGCCAGGCAAATTTTGACGATCTGCGTGAGGTGGGGTTTACCATAGTTTTCCATCGCATCCAGCAATTTTTTTATCTGTATTTCCGTCAGCCATGACATCTCCTTTTCGGCTTCTTTAAATACACGAAGGCCATCAAGAGGGTTTGGAAGGGACCATTCTCCAAGACGCTTAAGCTCGTTGAAAACAGCACAAAGAAATTGATGTTCACGATTTACAGTTACCGGTTTCACCTTCCATTTTTCAGGGTCGGCGTGATAACCGTTAGTGATTTTTCCCGCCATGCGCTGCTCTCTATAGTGCGCCCAATCCTTAGATGTGATCTGAGAAGCTACTGGGTCACCAAGTCCGTTACAGATAATATCGAGTTTGGCTTTTCGGGATTTACTGGCAGTCAGCTGCATACCGTGCAATTTGTGCCACAGGTCGATTAATTCGCTGAGTTTGCGACGATCTTCTTTATTACCAAGCCACGGTTTTTGTTTAGCTTCATCACGGGTGTAGTTTTCAAAGGCTAAAGCCTCGCCCTTAGTTGCGAACTTCTGGCGAACGCGGCGGCTTCCTCTACCATCCAAATAAAAGTCGGCAAGCCATTCGCCATTGGGCTGCTTTTTGATCGCCATAAATTTAAGCGTTCTTATTAAGGGTGATTAAAACCATGCCAACGCACTCAATATCGTCAGCTTGACATTCAAACTGAGTTGATTCGTTTCTTACATTCAGTCTGTTGCCCGGCAAGCGTGAAACATCATAAACGTCTACGATCCCATCCAAATCAATAACCCAGCGGCCATTCCCGATAGCTTTTGTTTCAAGGCTCACGCACCACTGATTGGTTCCTTTGAAAAGCAATGCAGCATTCTTAACTGAGGAAGTGATGAAAGACGGATCACATATCCAGCTGCCTGCTTCAACTAACTGACCGGTGTGGATGTCAAATTTCGGTAGGCATCTGAACTGATCGCTTGATGAACTCGGAATTGCAGCAGGGGGTTGTGGACGTTCTTCATACATCCCACCATTACCGGTAGCCAACCAGTAAAGAGAAGCACCAGTATCTAAAGCACATGCAATGACAACTTCACCGGGAAAATGTTCACGGCGAAGCCACGCGCTCATTGTTCCTGATGGAATATCTAAGTGCTCACCTAGCTGCTTTTGCATTTCAAACTTGTACGCATCCATGATTCTCCGAAGCACAACCCGACCCCCGGAGTTTTGCATAGCTTCGAGAAGCGCCTTGCCTTTCAAACCATATTCAATTTGAGGTGCTGATCTTGCATTTGCAACCTCAATCCCTTCAGCAAGCCATTTCACGTCCGCCCCAGTATCAAGAGCACATTGCAAAATGTAGTCGCCGGGCACCTTACCGCGCTTAACCCAATTGCTGATTGTTGGTAAGGGAATTTTCGTCAAGTCAGAGTAGGCTTGACGAGTCCTAACCCCATAAGAACTAAGAATTCTATCCACTATTTTCTTAACGGATGTCGCTTCACTTTCCAAGGTGACCCCTAAAAATTTCATTAAGAACCATTTACAGGTTCACATGTGGACGTGTAGTATCCGTTCTGCACACCGCTAATGTGCCAGAACATACCCAAAACCAACCTAACCGGAGATATTCCCCGATGAAAATACAAATTGCAATCCCTCAAGGACCAGATTTCCTCTCATATGAGGAGTTTGCAAAGCAGTACGACTGCAGCCTTAACACCGTTAAAGAAATGGTTAAAAAGGGCGAGTTACTTGTAGTGCCACGCAATCGTGAGGGCGGTTTAGGCCGTATCAACATGATTGCTTTTCGTGCCCGCCTTTTAGCTCAGGCTCTTAATTCACGCTATGCAGTGTTCCATTAATCTCATTTTGTAAGTTACCAGAGGGAATTGGCATGTTTGATTTTCGAGTTTCCACCCATAGTCACTTTGAAGATGCCTGTCGTAAATTCGCGCTGACACACAACATGAACGAACTGGCTAAACGAGCAGATATGAAGGTGCAGACTCTTCGCAATAAGCTGAACCCGGATCAGGTTCACAAGTTGACCGTGGAAGAAATGCTGTTACTGACCGATCTGACGGAAGACGCGACGCTGATTGATGGCGCATTAGCTCAGCTCAGCTGTTTGCCTTGCGTTCCTGTGAACGAACACGCATCAGAAAAGTTTTCTGCTTACGTGCTCAACGCTTCCGCTCAGGTCGGGACGCTTGCTGCAAGTGCTGCTAATCACGCCAGCATTACCACCTCATGCCGTCGCGGGATCGTTGAGGCAGCCAACACCGGTATTCGCTGCATGATGCTGGCTGCTCTGACTGTACAGGCGCGCATTCATTCAAACCCCACTATTGCATCAACTGTAGACATAGCTGGTGCGCTCGGTTCGTCAATTGGCATGAGTTAAGACTATGGGCGAAGGGTTTACTTATTACTTTCGCTATCGCGGAAACGATATGTCAGTGGATGCAGAAGATGTCGCGCTCTATTACCCGTCAATATCTGGCGATGGCAGTGGATTTTTTACCCTGGTAAATGGTGATCGCTTTCGGGGTGAAAACGTAAGAGAAGTTAAAAAGGGGAAGAATGATTTATGCCGATATTTGTGAGGCTTTTAAAAAATCAGTCACCACCACAGCAGTTAGCAGCTTCAGGGCATGGGTGGTTAGAGACTAAAGCAGGTAAGCGCTGGCATCCGGCAATATCGCAGGCCGAACTGCTGGCAGGATTAACCGGTAAGAGGAAAGAATTATGGGTTACAAGGCTGAAAGTATTACTGTTCAGATGAACGCGGGGCAGCGTGCGAGTGCGCTGAATCATATTTCTGCGCTTCGCACCATGATGTACGGCGATTGCAGCCACGAACTCAAACGCTTTATCGCAGAGATGCGTAATAAGCGAGATGAAAAGGCTGAGCAGAATGGCCGCGCACTGAGCGCTATTTTCTTTCTGGCGAATATCAGCAAAGAACGTCACAACGTTGATTTCAGTGAACTGACGAGTGACGAAGTATCGGCGCTGATTAGTGCGATGAATCACTTAAAAGCAGTCGTGAGTTTATTTCCAAAGAATCTGACGTTACCTAATTAATTAACCCAAAGAAATTAAATGGCGTAAACCCGCCGGGCATTTTTTTGCCCGAATTCAGGAGAAAGAGAAATGCGAAATATCGAGATCCGTAATTTTAAAGCCGATGAGGACGCGCTGGCCGTCCTTCTGAGTAAGGCCAAAACAGAGCAGCGTAGTGATGATGCGCTGTCCGTTTCTATCCGCCTGGCCGCACTGGCTATTCATGCGCGTAAAAATGAAATGTCCGCAGCGGAAATCATCGAGTTGCTGGACAAAGAGGCGGAACGCTTTGAGAACCAGGCGCAGGAGCTGCACTGATGGCCGACTCAATGGATCTGGTACAGCAGCGCGTGCAGGAAGAGCTGGCGCGCAATCTGGCTAACGCTACTCACCGCCCGGCAGGGGCGAGTGAGTTTTTCTGTCTTTCATGCGGTGAGGAAATCCCGGAGAAGCGCCGCCGCGCACTGCCGGGCGTTTGCCTCTGCGTGACCTGCAAAGAAGTCAGTGAGTTTAAAAGTGCGCATTACAAAGGTGCGGCATTATGAAAACCATCCTGAAATGGGCTGGCAGCAAGTCCGGCCTGATGTCTGAACTGATTAAGCACCTGCCCGCCGGTGATCGTCTGGTTGAGCCGTTTGCCGGTTCATGTGCGGTCATGATGAATACGGATTACCCGGCCTATCTGGTGGCGGATGTTAATCCCGATCTGATCAACCTCTATCGTCAGGTTAAAGAGCATACGCGCCCGTTTATTGTCGTGGCGTTATCGCTCTTTAATCAGAACAAAACGGAAGAGAGTTATTATCAGGTCCGCGAAGACTTTAACTTCAACGCGGCGCTGCCACTGCTGGAACGCGCTGCCCAATTCCTCTACCTGAACCGCCACGGCTACCGTGGCCTTTGCCGCTATAACAAGCGCGGCGAATTTAATAATCCTTACGGCCATTACAAACAGCCATATTTCCCGCTGGTCGAAATCGAAGCGTTTGCCGCGAAGGCTCAGCGCGCGACGTTTGAATGTCTGGGCTACAGCGACACCCTGAGCATGGTTCGTGCCGGTGATGTCGTGTACTGCGATCCGCCTTATCACGGCACGTTCACCGGTTATCACACCGAAGGATTCAGCGATGACGATCAGCATTCGCTGGCCTGCATCCTGCTGGGTATCTCTGAGCGTAACCCGGTCATCGTTTCAAACAGCGACACGCTGTTTACTCGCAGTATCTACCGCAAATTTGGCCTGACAAAAGTCACCGCTGCCCGCTCTGTTGGCGTGGCTGCCGGTGAAGGCAAGCGCGCGTCTGAAATTATCGCTACCCGCACCCCCGCATCACTTCAGAAAAGGATTGCATCATGACTCATGAGGAAAAGCAGAGGCTGATCGCCTGCTGCAAAAAGCAGATCGCTCAGTTTGAGCATTGCCTGGAGTTTTTCTATGTCGGGGAAAAAGGGCTTGCGGAGTTCGTCGTTGATGTAAGAAGCGAACTGCAAATTCAGAGAATTGCGCTGGCGGCTCTGGAGGCTGAGCCTCTGCGTTACCTAAATAAGTTTTCCGGTGTCTGCGTTTCATTGGAACAGCAGCCGAATGCCTCAGAGGATGAATCGGTTTATCAGCCTCTGTTTACTCTGGCCGCGCCAGTGGCTCTTGCTGCACCGGTAAAAATCCCGGATTTCCGTATCTACTGTGGCTCTAATGTGAAATATCGCGTTGCTAAAGACATGATCGCTCATGCGATTCGTGAGGCTGGTCATGAAGTTGAGCGGTATGTCTGAGCTATTAGCATATCCCTGGAATGCACCTAAAAAGGCAATCAATCCACAGCTGGACCCGGCGGAAGTTGCGCCGGTGTCCGCGCTTTCAAACCTGATCGCTCTCTATGCTGCGGATAATGAGCAGGAGCAGCTGCGCCGTGAGGCAATGAGTGATCAGGTTTGGGACCGCTACTTTTTCAATGAGGCCCGCGATCCTGTCCAGCGCGAAATTGTGCAGGACAGAATTATCAGCGGGGCAAAAATGGCCCGCGAACAGCAGCAACACAATCCCGATCTGGTTATCGTGGCCGATGTCAGCGCGCAGCCTTCGCACATCAGCAAGCCTCTCATGGAGCGGGTTAAGTTTTTCCACAATCTCGGCAGGCCGCAGGCTTATTCCCGTTACCTGCGCGAAACCATCCGCCCATGCCTTGAAAGGTTGGCCCGCGTGCGCGAAAGCCAGGTTTCTGCCTCCTTCCGGTTTATGGCCGGTCACGACGGGTTGGACGGCTTGTTGGCGTTGCCTGAAATGAACCAGAATCAGGTCAAGCGCTTATCAACGCTGGTTGCTGCACACATGAGCATGTGTCTCGATAAAGCCAGCGGCCATCTGTTCGTCAGTGACGACGTGACGCCGGAGCAGGTCCGCCAAGCATGGGAAGCTGTTGCAGCGGAAGCGATGCGCCTGGACGTAATCCCCCCGGCCTTCGAGCATCTGCGCCGCAAAAAGCGCCGCCGCAAGCCTGTGCCCTACGATCTGATCCCGCCATCGCTGGCCCGTATGCTCTGCGCGGATTGGTGGTATCGCAAGTTATGGCAGCTGCGTTGTGAATGGCGTGAAGAGCAGCTGCGTGCTGTCTGCCTGGTCAACAAAAAAGCGTCACCTTACGTCAGCTATGAGGCAGTGATCCATAAGCGTGAGCAGCGCCGGAAGTCTCTGGAGTTCTTCCGCTCACATGAGCTGGTCAGCGATGAAGGCGATACGCTGGATATGGAAGACGTGGTAAATGCCAGTAACAGCAATCCGGCACACCGACGTAATGAAATGATGGCCTGCGTTAAGGGGCTGGAGCTTATTGCGGAAATGCGCGGCGACTGTGCCATGTTTTACACCATCACCTGCCCGTCGCGTTTCCACGCCACCCTGAATAACGGCAGACCGAATCCAAAGTGGACCACGACCACGGTTCGCCAGAGCAGTGATTATCTGGTCGATACGTTTGCCGCCTTCCGCAAGGCCATGCACAAAACCGGTATGCGCTGGTATGGCGTGCGGGTTGCTGAGCCGCATCATGATGGAACCGTACACTGGCACCTGCTGTGCTTCATGCGTAAAAAGGAGCGTCGCTCAGTCACCGCTCTGCTGAAAAAGTTCGCTATCCGGGAAGACCGCGAAGAGCTTGGCAGCAATACAGAGCCGCGATTTAAGGCGGTGCTTATTGATCCGCGTGAGGGAACACCGACTAGCTATATCTCCAAATACGTGAGCAAAAATATCGACGGGCGCGGACTATCGGATGAAATCAGCGCAGAAACTGGTAAATCACTGCGTGACAGCGCGGAGAATGTAGGCGCGTGGGCGTCACTTCACCGCGTTCAGCAGTTCCGCTTCTTTGGCATTCCGGGCCGCCAGGCTTACCGGGAGCTGCGCCTGCTTGCCGGTCAGGCGCTGAGAAATCAGAGCGATAAAAAAGCCGGTGCGCCGGTGCTTGAAAACGCGCAGCTGGACGCAGTGCTGGCCGCAGCAGACGTGGGCTGCTTTGCTACCTACATCATGAAGCAGGGCGGTGTACTGGTTCCGCGCAAGCATCATATCGTCAGAACAGCCTACGAGCTTAACGACGAGCCAACCCCTTACGGCGATCATGGCACCCGCATTTACGGCATCTGGTCCCCGTTAGTGGCGGGCCGCATCTGCACGCACGCAACGAAGTGGAAAATGGTTCGTAAGGCCGTTGACGTTCAGGAGGCGACAGCCGACCAGGGCGCTTGCGCCCCTTGGACTCGTGGCAATAACTGTCCCCCTGATGAAAAACTGAACATTTCAGGGGGCAATCCGGTATCTGTTGAACCTATTGAACCGGGGGAAACGCCTCTGTATGGTCCAGCAGATTTCGACAATATGACCAGAAAACAGCGCCGGGATCTGCTGGCACGTCTTCGGGTGGTTAAGCCGCGCCAGAAGCAAAGTTATAAGCAGGTAATTGACGATGTTCAGCGGGCTGTTCTTGTTGCAGAGCTGCAAGCGAGGGGCTTTACCGGTGAAGAAACTGAAACAAATCTGCTTTTGGCCGGTGGCAGTCTCAATTCAGGCGCGGGGATGCGCATTTTCTATAAGGACGGGCGGCTGCAGGAGGATGATAAATGGCATCAATGGATCTGAACTGTAAAGCAGCTATAAACGAAGCCGCTAGTCAGTGGTAAGCAAGGCTTTATCTAATCAAAATAACAGGTTGGAACCACTAAAACGCGTACATTTCATTTTCAGATTAGGTCCGATTGAATGAAAAAACATTTCACATTTCGTAACGCATCTACTACTGTATGGTTATACAGTCTTTAGGGTAAAGGGAGGGTTAGATGGACACTCAAGATTTGGCACCGATAAACCGTAAGATGGCTTGCGTTCAGTTCATTGCTGAGGTGTCGCTTATAGCAAATTGCAAGCAATCTGATATGAAATTGGCGATGAGTATCATCGCTGAGTTAGCGCATTCGAGCTGTGAAAAAGTCCCTGATGATGAGATTTTTTACGCTGCGGAATAGCCTGAGTCCATAGCCATGCATATTGATAACGTTGCTGGCGGCAAAATTTATTTTGGCGCTGGCAAGGTTGAACAACGAGTACCGCGAGGCGTTAGGCTATGGCCGGGAGCGATTCGAATTACCAGGTAGTTTATAGGGGCGAAAGCCTGACTGATTATGCGCCTGGAGGATTAGTTTTCTTTCAGCGGCCAAAAGAGAACGGCGGCGGTTTCTGGTTAGGCCGTACTTATGATGGTGTTTTCTGGCTTGAGATTTCTGCCCCTGTTTCTCTTTCGCAGGGTCTGCTCTATCTGCAGGCGCTACAAAATTCTATCACGGCCGATACGAAAATCACTGAGCCAGATAACAACCTACCCCTGTTCTGACTCTTTGCAAGTGAGTGCATGTCTATGCTGCATGAATCCGCATGATCCCAAAAGGATCGTTTATCCTTTGGCCCGCCAGAACTGGCGGGCTTTTGCTTATGTCATGCAACTGCATGAAAACCACTGCATAAAGCGCGCAGGCGTGGCGGGGCTACGAGCGCGCGCAAAAGGATTAAGCAGTGGTTTTTATTGCAAATAAAAGCAATAGTGATGTAATTGATAAAAAGTTGTTGAGAATGATTTTTACTTAGGAGTTACGTATGGATAATAGATATGATGATGACTATATCAGTGACCTTACAGACAGAGTTTTCCTCATTAAAAATCAACTTGAAGCTGGAAAACTTCGGATCTCGGAAAATTTAGTAAGCGGATTAAGAGAAAGTTTCGATAAAATCAGATTAACTGAAGATGGCAAAGTTGATCCTTCAACTGTTGATGGTCGAATTAAAGCTATGGGAGCAGCTGTTAGTCATTTTTTTGAAAGACAAGAAATTAAGAAAAACCATAGCATAATTGATTTTCAGGAAGTCTATTTTAAAATACTTTTTGGAAATTTTTCACATTTCTACTCTCAAATGAATGAAGTCAGTACTGAACCTTATCAGTTCGCTAAATTTGTTTCTAACCAAGATGATTTCGTTAAGCATCTTGACGAAATCTTCCCTGATCTCTTGGAGGATGTAAAAGGCTTTTGGGAGGCATCTTATGAAATAGGTGAAGTCCATTTACAAGATGGTGAGCAATTAAAAGCTAATTTTGCAGGCGATCTTTTCCCTACTTATTATGAAAATGCCGTGTCATGTACAGGTCTTTATATTGATACAATGATTTTACCGTGCCCAATTTTGCGTGTTGGTCGTTTGCACGGGATAGCAGATAAAAAACACTTTTGCTTTTTACTTATCAAGCATGTTTTAACGTGTATGACTTATCGTGATCTAGCATTAGAAGACATTCAACCAGCTATTGTATTAGTATTACCTGATAGAAGAGATTTTCATGAAGATTACAATGAAGCGCTACGGGAGCGTTCAACACCTTTTGTCTTAGCTCATGCTCAATATCTATATGGGAGAGAATTTGAATCAAGGGAGCATTTGTTTGAGTTTAGCTCATCGCTTACAGATATTGATAAAGTCTTTAAAGAAATAAAGCGTCCAGAACGATTGGTGTTCGATACAGATTGGGGACCTGGTGGACGTGCACAGTTAGAACGACATTTATCTGATGCGGAGAGGTTGCACTCTCCAGTCCTTGATGGAAATCCCGGAATTGAAGTGATGTTCACTTGTACAGGGCGGATGCCTCAAGCGCTTGCAGCGAGAAGTAATGCTAAAGACTTCCTTAGTACTCCTTACATAAATGCTAAAACATCATGGCTATATTACACATGGCTGATGGAATATGAGTCTTTAAATTGTAAGGTGGACGAAAATTCTTTAATGCAACTACATATGGTTAATGCGTTATCTAAGGGGATGCAAGGAGGTTTCACTTGGCTAGGAGATGTGCCAATGGAAAACATTTTAAGCATAAGAAGAAAAGGGTTGATGGAGGAGGTTAGAGGTATTTTATCAAGTGGTGTTTCTGAATTGGTTGCTGCATCATCTTTCGATTACAACAAGTCATCTCAAAAAGTAATTGATAATGTCGATAAAGCTTTCATTCAGCATAAAAGATTTTTAGAAAAGGCAAAGAAAGAAAAGCAAAGAATATTAGGTTTCGAAGTTGCTCCATTTATCATTAATGGAACATTTGGAATAGCCTCGGCTTTAATTAATCGACCAGATTTAGCAGCAGCAAGTTTTGCGCTTGGAACTTTTGGAATACCTACATTAAAAGAGATCAACACAAGTTTTAAGAAAAGAAGCGAGATGCTCGAAAACTATAAAAAAACAGCAACTGGATTGATTTTTAGCAAGAAGTAAAGTTACGGGCCGTTGAGGCCCGTAATTTAATCTAAGGTGTAAGGTTGAAATTTAACCACCTCATCATTTAACCATCCATTCAGTTCTTCGAATCGCTTCTGCAGCGGTATCAATTCATTTCGTACAAACAACTTGCTGGCCTTTTCAATATCACCAAATCCGCCGGTATTATTCGGGATGATCCCCATCAGCTGCGGCGGAACGCGATGCACGGCCAGCATGTCGTCGCGGCTCACGTTTTTGATGTTCAGAAACTCATCCTTTGCCGCTACCTCTGACAGTGGGATGATCTGGATGCCGTCTTTTTTCCCGTTTGGGCTGTACATGAACAGGTTACGAAAGTTGCCAGGGCCCTTCGCGCTTTTCATGGCACCGCGGATATTGTCCACGTCCTGCTGGCTCTGTGCCGGGTCGGTCATGTACATGATGAAACCGGCATGGCTGCCGTTAAGGTAATACTTGCGGCGGAAGAGCGTAGCTGACTCGTTCAGCAGCGCCGACGGGATGGCCGACAGGTAGCCCGGCAGGCCGTAAATCTCCTGATTGATGTCCGGCTCCATCAGGTGAAACACGCTGCCCTTCTCAAACTCATACGGTTCCGTGTTAATGCCATAGTGCGCATACCAGTACGTGTCTAAATCGAGGCCACGCCGGGTAAACTTTGCCAGCGACGGCTCCAGCTTCAGCACGTTACCGAGGCGGCTGGTCCGCTTCTCCAGGTAGGCATTGCCGAAAATCAGGTAATCCAGCGCAAAGCGGCTGAACGCCTGCTGACTCAGCAGCGGGTGCGGGATAAAGGTACTCGCCAGAATGTTGCACTTTACGCTGATGGGTGAGCTGTGATGCACGGCGGCGCGGAACGTGCGCGCCAGCCCGTCAACGCTTACGGGCGGTTCATACCAGCGATTATTGATTACGCACTCCACGTAGTCCAGCAGTTCGCGGCGGTCCAGTACCGGGATCGGGTCGCCAAAGGTAAACGCCTCTGACGCTGCCCCGCTGGTCATGTTATCCGGCTGCGGCACGGGCTGCGTGCGGGTGCGGTTCCTGCGTTTGCTCATTAATAAATCTCCACAATGTTCTGCGTGTGTGCCGCCTGTCCCTGCAGCGGCTCTTTTGCCAGCGCGTGCATGGTCGCCCAGGCTAAATCGCCGTGGCTGACTTCCTCGCTGCGGCTGGTTTCATAGGTCGGACGGTTGCCGCTGGCCGTGGTGGCCTTGCGGATAGACATAAACGACTGCGCAATGTCGAGGTGGCTGGCGTCAAACTCCAGCCGCCCGCTGGCGATGGTGTCGTAAGCCTTCAGCACCAGGGCGTTCTTCACGTTCGGGTTATAGACAAACTCCTTCACCTGCGGGAAAAACGCTTTGACGTTCTCATACACGCCCAGCCCGACGCCGGTGGAGTCGATGCCGATATAGGTGACGTTATACTGCTGCGTCAGCGTCCTGATGGCATCGGCCTGCGCCCGGAAGTCCATCCCGCGCCACTGGTGGCGTTCAAGGATGCGGAACTTACCGCCCGGCACGGCAGGCGGTGCCATGACCACACATCCGGCGCTGTCACCGTTCTGCGTGCCCTTCGCCGGGTCATAGCCGATCCAGACCTCTTTCCAGCCGAACGGACGCAGGGCCAGCGCCTCAAAGTCGGTCCAGACTTCCCAGCTGTCCACCATGCACTTCTGCAGCATGGCCAGCTGGAACACCGACGCCAGATCGTCCATAAAGACGCACATCAGCAGGTTCTGGTAATCCTCCGGGCTGTAGCGCGTGCGCAGCTGCTCCAGGTCAAACAGGTCACAGCCGCCGCGCACCGCATCTTCAACCGTGACAATCTGGCGAAACTGGCCGTCTTCGCAGAGGCGACCGGCGGCCAGTGACTGATGGCTGAGGTCAATATCAACCCGGTCAGCTTTGGCCCGGCCCTTGTTGAACTGCGAACCGGACCAGAACGGATAGGCGCTGTGCGTGAGGCTGGACGGGGTGGAAAAGTAGGTTTCGCGCCACTTCTTGTGCAGCGCCATGCCGGACGCCACTTTCTGCAGTTCCTGAAACTTGGGGATCCAGAAATATTCATCCAGGTACAGATTGCCGTGATAGCTCTGCGCGGTACGGGCGTTTGTGCCTAAAAAGTACAGGCACGCTCCGTTACTGAGCGTCATCGGATCGCCCTTCAGGTCTACGTCCACCTCGCGGGCAAACTCAATAATGTACTGCTTGAAGACGTGCGCCTGCGCCTTACTGGCTGACAGGAAAATCTGATTGCGCCCGGTAGTCAGCGCATCGATCAGCGCCTCGCGGGCAAAAAAGAAGGTCGCACCAATCTGGCGCGACTTCAGCAGATTACGTACCGAATATTTATTTCCGGCTTCCCACCACTGGCGCTGATAGCCGAACATCGAGCCGTGGAAAACCTCCTGCAGCTTCTCAATCTGTTCGTCGCTGAACAGGTTCTTTTCCGGGGGCTTACGCGGGCCTTTGTTCCGGTTCTCCACGTTCGGGTTCAGGTCCGCTTCATTGCCGCCATTGCTGAATTTACCGATCCGGGCGTGGCGCTCGGACTGCCGCGCCAGCAGGTCAATTTCCTTAAAGTCTTTCCCTTCCTTCTGCTCCTTCATGATGAGCTGGCAGTAGCGTGCGGCGGTGGTCAGCTGCATCTGATCCAGCGGGCCATAGTCGCCCCACTTATCGCGCTTTTTCCAGCTGTGAACGGTTGCGGGTTTCTCTCCCAGCATTTCAGCAATGCGGGCGATACGGTATCCCTGAAAGTACAGCAGTAAAGCCTGCCTGCGGGGATCGAGGTCGTCGGGGGCGGGTGTCATGTTCATGCAGCCAAAATACGGCCCCGCCGCTTCCTTTTCCGCCATCCCTCATTGTGTGGTTTCCCGCACAACGTCCGCGCGTTGTTTCGATACCCCTGCCGCCGCAACCATAGAGCCTCACAGAGTTTTACTGACCGGAGCCTGGACAATGGCAAAGAAAGCAAAGCGTTTTCGTATCGGGGTGGAAGGTGCCACCACGGACGGGCGCACCATCGAGCGCAGCTGGCTTGAACAGATGGCGGCAAATTACAGCCCTGAGCTGTACACCGCCGTGATCAACATGGAGCACATCAAGGGCTACACGCCAGACAGTCCGTTTCGTCGCTTTGGCGTAGTGGAAGCGCTGGACGCTGAAGAAATCAGCGACGGCCCGCTGAAGGGTAAGCTGGGGCTGTATGCCCTGATCAACCCGACTGACGAGCTGGTCACGCTGACCGGCACCATGCAGAAACTCTTTACCTCTATGGAAATCCGCCCGGAATTCGCGGACACCGGCGCGGCCTATCTGATTGGCCTGGCCGTGACCGACGATCCGGCCAGCCTCGGCACGGAAATGCTGCAGTTCAGCGCCAGCGCCGGGGCGAACCCGCTGGCAAACCGCAAGCAGCATCCTGACAACGTTTTCTCTGCCGCTGAAGAAACCCTGATCGAGTTTGAGGACGTGGCCGACGAAAAGCCCGCCCTGTTTACCCGCATCAAAACGATGTTCAGCAGACAGCAGCAGACCGACGCGGCGCGCTTCAGCGACGTGCATCAGGCGGTTGAGCTGATTGCCACCGAGCAGCAGGACCTGAGCGCGCGCATTGAAACGGCGCTGAGCGAACAGGCCTACAGCCTGAAATCACATTTCAGCAGTGCGCTGGGTGAGGAAGTGCTGAAGCGCGAACAGCTGCAGGCGGACTTTACCGAACTGCAGCAGCAGCTGAGCCGGGAAGATGGCCGCCAGCAGGTCCGCCCGCGCACGCAGGGTAACGGCAGCGGCGGCGAAGTGCGCACCGACTGCTGATACAGCGGCGGCAAACCTTTTTAACGAACAGAGAAAGCGAAGCGATGAAAAATACTACCCGTTTTAAGCTGAATGCTTACATGTCGGTGCTGGCAGAAATCAACAAGATTGATCTGTCCGCGCTGAACAGCAAATTCACCATTGAGCCGTCCGTGTCGCAGACGCTGGAAAGCAAAATTCAGGAGTCGTCCGCGTTCCTGCAGGCCATCAACATCATGCCGGTCAGTGAGCAGAGCGGCGAACGGCTGGGGCTGGGGATCGGCACCACCATTGCAGGCACCACCGATACCACCCAGAAAGAGCGCGAGCCGACCGATCCGACCTACATTGACGGCGATGGCTACAAATGCACGCAGACCAACTTTGACACGGCGCTGCCTTATTCAAAGCTGGACATGTGGGCGAAGTTCAGCGATTTCCAGGTGCGCATCCGTGACGCCATCGTGAAGCGTCAGGCGCTGGACCGCATCATGATCGGCTTCAACGGCCTGAAGCGTGAGAAGACCTCCAACCGCGTGCTGAACCCGCTGCTGCAGGACGTGAATATTGGCTGGCTGGAAAAAATCCGCCAGGAAAAACCGGCGCAGGTGCTGGGTCAGCACATCGGTGACGACGGCAAAGTGGTGTCGGACAAAATCACCGTGGGTAAAAACGGCCTGTTCCGTAACCTGGACGCGGTTGTGATGGGCGCGGTGTCGGAAAAAATCGGCGTGCAGTATCAGGACGACACCGAACTGGTGGTTATCTGCGGACGCCAGCTGCTGGCTGACAAGTATTTCCCGCTGGTTAATCAGAGCCAGCCCAACACCGAAGCGCTGGCCGCTGATCTGATCATCAGCCAGAAGCGCATCGGCGGCCTGCAGGCGGTCCGCGCCCCGTACTTCCCGGCGAATGCGCTGCTGATCACCCGCCTGGATAACCTGTCCATCTACTGGCAGGAAGAAACTCGCCGCCGCTCGATCATCGACAACCCGAAACGTGACCGCATCGAAAACCTTGAGTCGGTTAACGAGGCTTACGTGGTTGAGGACTATGACTGCACCTGTTTGGTGGAAAACATCGAGCTGCTGGAGCAGGAGCCGGAGAAAGAGCAGGAGCCGGAAAAAACGTCAGGTGAAATGAGCGAAGCGGAAATCGCACGCATCGCCACCGTGGCGGCCAGCGTGGTCAAGTCCATGAATGATGCAGGCAGTTCAGCCGCCAGCGCTGACGCCACGCAGGCCAGTGGAACCGGTGACGACAGCAAAGGCGGAGCGTAACCCGTGACTAACCCTTTCCGCGCACATACGCGCTTTATTCAGGCACAGGAGGCCGCCCGGTCGGGCGGCAGTGGCCGCAGCACAAAGGGCTATGACCTGATGCTGCTGCAGCTTAACGAAGACCGCCGCCGCCTCAAGGGTATTCAGTCCAACGTCCGAAAGGCCGAAATCAAGGTGGAGGTGCTGCCGAAGTACGCCGCCTGGGCTGAGGGCGTGCTGAGTGCGGACGGCGCGCAGCAGGACGACGTGCTGATGTACGTGATGCTGTGGCGCGTTGACGCCGGTGACTATGCCGGTGCGCTCGCGATTGGCCGCCACGCGCTGAAGCACGGCTGGGCAATGCCGCTGGGAAGCCGCACCACGGCGACGGTGCTGGCCGAAGAAATTGCCGACGCGGCAAAGGCTGCCATCCTGGCAAAGACGCCTTTTGATCCGGCCCTGCTGCTGGAGGCGCTGGAGGTGGTGGACGCACACGACATGCCCGATCAGTCGCGCGCCCGTCTGCACAAGTCCATCGGCTGGGTGCTGACGGAAAGCAGTCCTGCATCCGCGCTGAACCATCTGAAGCGCGCCCTGCAGCTGGACGAGAAGTGCGGCGTTAAAAAAGACATTGAGCAGCTGGAGCGGAAGATCCGTAACGCCAGCTGATAACCGGACGTGCCCACGCGCGGGGCGGCACGGGGTGGCGACAGGCAGCGCCGCATCAAAACCCCGTCCACCGCCCACCTATTCAGGAGTAACAGAGCAATGGAATTTATCGCGCCACAGAAGGCGACGGCAGCGCCGGACATCATCCCCAATAACTCATTCTGGCCGGATGTCGATCTGGCGAAGTTCCGCAGCGTCATGCGCGTTGACGGCACCGTGACGCCGGAGCGTCTGCGTCAGGTGGTGCTGACCGCAATGGCGGAAGTTAACGCGGAGCTTTACCCGTGGCGTGAGCGGCAGGAGCTGGCCGGTCACAACGGCCTGGCCGACGTTCCGGCGGAGAAGCTGGCCGGTGAGAGCGTGCGCCTGCATCACTACATGAATGCGGTTTGGTGCTGGACGCGCGCGGTGCTGAATGAGCGCTATCAGGACTTTGACGCCACCGCCTCCGCCGTGAAGCGCGGCGAAGAACTGAATGATGCCAGCGGCGACCTGTGGCGCGATGCGCGCTGGGCCATCAGCCGCGTGCAGGACATGCCGCGCTGCACCGTGGAGCTTATCTGATGAAAGTGCGTGCACAGCAGTATGACACGGTGGACGCACTCTGCTGGCGTCACTACGGGCGCACGCAGGGGATGACGGAACAGGTACTGCAGGCAAATCCGGGGCTGGCGGAGCACGGCCCCCTCTTACCGCACGGGCTGGAGGTGGAGTTACCGGACGTGACAACGACGGCCACCGTGCAGGCCGTCCAGCTTTGGGACTGAATCATGTGGGAAAAAATCAGCACCTTTATCACCTGGTGCATAGCGGTAGTGATGGCGTGGCTGGGAGGCATGGACCTGAAGGACATGTCCACCGTGGCCGGGGTATTCATCGGCCTGCTGATGGCGCTTATCAGCTGGTACTACAAGCACAAAACCTATCAGCTACTGCTGAGCGGGCGCATCACGCGGGGTGATTATGAATCTGCAGATCGTTAAGCGCTGCGCCGTGGGCGTGGTGCTGGCACTGGCCGCCACGCTGCCCGGTTTTCAGCAGCTGCACACCTCCGTGGAGGGGCTGCGGCTCATTGCCGATTATGAGGGCTGCCGCCTGCAGCCGTACCAGTGCAGCGCGGGGAAGTGGACCGACGGGATCGGCAACACCTCCGGCGTGGTGCCGGGCAGGTCCATTACGGAACGGCAGGCGGCGGGGAATTTCATCACCAACGTGTTACGCACCGAGGCGGCACTGGCGCGCTGCGTGGCGGTCTCCATGCCGCAGCAGGTTTATGACGCGCTGGTGTCGCTGGCGTTCAACGTCGGCACCGGCAACGTCTGCGGCTCTACGATGGTGGCGTTGCTGAAAAAGGGCCAGTGGCGCGAGGCGTGTTATCAGCTGCCGCGCTGGGTGTACGTGAAAGGTGTATTTAATCAGGGGCTGGATAACCGGCGCGGACGTGAACTGGCCTGGTGCCTTAAGGGAATATAAGCGCATGAAAAACGTCGTCGTGATGGTTCTTTTTTTCCTGGGGATTGTGTTGTGGCAGTCGTGGAATCTGCACAATGCCTATCAGAAGATTCACGCGCATGAGGCAGTCATAGAAACCCAGGGCAAAAAGCTGAGCCAGAAAAACAGCCAGCTGATTGCCCTGAATATCCTGACGCAGACCAGCAGCCAGGCGCAGACGCAGCTTTACGCCGCCGCCGAACGCAACGGCCAGTTGCTGCGCGACCGGCAGAGAAAGATAGAGGAACTGAAACGTGAAAATGAAAACCTTCGCCGCTGGAGCGATACCGCTCTGCCTGATCCTGTTGTCCGGCTGCGCCAGCGACCGGCCCTCGCAGGAGGTGAATCTTACCGTCAGTGGCTGTCCGAAAATCACCCGTTGCCAGCTGGACCCGGCAGGACCGCGCACTAACGGCGATCTTCTGGCACAGATTGAGGAAGCAGAGGCCGCCTGGGCGGCGTGTGCCGGTAAGGTCGATACCATCATCAGCTGTCAGGAAAAAGACGATGAACAAGCCGCAGTCCTTACGCAGCGCCCTGAATAAGTCGGTCCCCTACGTGGCCGACAACCCGGATCGTCTGCACCTGTTCGTGGACAGCGGCCAGCTGGTTGCCACGTCAGCCGCGTCCCTGTCGTGGGAGTACCGCTACACGCTGAACGTCGTGATCACCGACTTCACCGGCGATCAGAATCTGCTGATGGCACCGGTGCTTTTGTGGCTGCGGGAAAATCAGCCCGACGCGCTGCAGAGCAGTGAGGCGCGTGAAAGGCTGTTTTCGTTTGAGGTCGATATTCTGGCGAATGACCGCTGTGACATCAGCATGGACCTGAAGCTGACCGAGCGCGTGATAGCCACCATTGAGGACGGCAAAGCCCGCATTGAGGCGGTGCCGGAACCGGACGCGCCGGAGGAGTTCTGGACGGTGAATCATGGCTGAACTGCATGAAGTGGATGCCTGGCTGGCTGCGCTTATCTCACAGCTGGAACCGGCAGCCCGGAAAAAGATGCTGCATCAGGTGGCGCGTGAAGTGCGGCGTATTCAGCAGGCAAGAATGACTGAACAACTCGCTCCTGACGGTAGCACATGGGAACCGCGCCGCATAACGGCCAGAACAAAGCCGGATCGAATCAAGCGCAAAATGTTTGTGAAGTTGAAAACAACCAAGTACCTCAAGATAAAGGCAACCAGCGATAATGCAGAGGTGGCTTTTGTCCATGCCGTGCAACGTCTGGCACGAGTTCACCATTATGGTCTTCGTGAGCGAGCTGGTAATCGAACAATGATCATTAAATATCCTAGTAGGCGACTACTGGGCATAGATAACGAGACTATAATAATTATTGAGGGTATTATGCTTGAGGCTTTGCAAATGCCTCAAGATTAGTTTAAAACAATATTTTTGGCTTGTTTATATTGTCAATATTAAGCCGAGAGAATTTATTGTGTAATTTCGCTAACTAAAAGGATTAGCTATGAGGCCTAAGATTAAAGAAATAAATTTTGGGGAGGTTTACGGCGAAAATGAAGTTCTATATTTAAATGATTATTCAAAATATTTTTATGATATAAATGAATCTTTAAGTAAATTGAAGAAGAGGAATAAATTAATTGTTATTGGCAGGAAAGGAACAGGTAAGACATTGTTAGTAAACGTCTTCTGCCAAAAGGAAAAAGAAGGTGGAGCAATAGCCGTTGTAGAATCACTTAAGGAATTAGTTTTTCATGAGTTAATTCACTTCCAAGGTAAGGATATTTCCACGACAAAATATGTCCCTATATTTAAGTGGATGTGCTTAGTCAATATAGCTAAAAATATAATCAAGTATCCCACTGGGTTTTCTGTTGAAAAAGTCCATATTTTGGAAGGCTTCTTAAGATCGTTTGGGCATATTGCGGGAGAGTTAAGGCCTGAGAAGACTGTTGAGATCACCAAGGAATATAAAAAATCAGGTTCAGCAAAAGTCGGCTTTAAAGCGCCTTTTTTATCTTTTGGGTTAGATGGGGGTTCTGGAGATAGTGAAAAAGCAAAAGAAATAAAACGTGATTATATTGACTGCATCGAATCCCTAAGCTCTTACTTGATTGGAATGATCCTAGAATCCAATAAAAAAATATGTATTTTTTACGATGAACTAGATGACAAGTTTGATGCTAGCGATGAATATAAAACGGGCATAATTAGCTTCATGAGTTGCTTGTCGACAATTAATAAAGAGTTCCTGCAAGCAGGCGTCGATGTAAAGGTTGGGGCTGTGATAAGGCATGATATTATCAACTGCCTCTCATCACCTAATATAAATAGAGTAATAGAAGACAATTCCATTGTGCTCGACTGGGGCATTGGACAAACAAAAGCAATCAACTCAGAAATTTTTGAAATGATTTGCTTTAAAGCTTCGAAATCAGCTGCTTATTATGAGGATTTAAACGTATCCGAACTTTTCACAAAGCTATTTTGTGACAGAGTTGCAGGTGAATATTGTTCGGTATATATCTTACACAGAACGCTAGGAAGGCCTAGAGATGCAATAAGGATGCTGACCTTTATACAAGAAGAATATGGTGAAAATGCAGAAAGATTTGAGTCAGCCATGTTTACAAAGGTTTTGTTAAGATATTCTTCATATTTATTAAGGGAGGTTAGGTCTGAGTTAGCAGGACATTTAGATGACTCAGCAATAGATGATTGCTTTGAACTTTTGAGGAGTGTAAAAAAAAGAGGGTTTACTTTATGGGTCATCACTGAAAAGTACAACTCCTTAGGTTTTAGTGATGATGCTTTGACATTAAAAGAGATGCTTGTTCACCTTTTTAAGGTGGGTGCCATTTGTAATGTACAGAAAAGGTCCAAGCAAGAAGGTGGTGACGCTTACTTTTGGAGCTATGTAAACGAAGATTACAGTGTCGATACTAGCATGAATTTTGAAATTCATTGTGGCTTATGGGATGCCTTGGGCATTTTGAAACCAAAATTTAGATTCTGACAGCAGGGGCGCTAGGACTCTACTAGCGCCTTAATAATACTAATTAAGTTTTTTGACTCTCCTTTCTTTTTTGTGCCAGACAACAAACAAACGTTATCACTTTAATATAATTTCTTTCGCCGTCAGACTTGATTGATGAGACAAGAAATTACCGAAATTATGCGCCTTATCACCAACCTGATCCGCACCGGCATTGTGTCCGAAGTGGATCCGGTGAACTGGCTGTGCCGGGTGAAAACGGGCGACCTCGAAACCAACTGGATTAACTGGCTCACCCTGCGTGCCGGTAGCACCCGCACATGGTGGAAGCCCACTATCGGTGAACAGGTCGTGCTGCTGAGCCTGGGCGGCAACCTTGAAACCGCCTTTGCACTGCCCGCCATTTATTCAGAAGCCTTCCCGCCGCCCGACGACTCGGAGGACGGCACCACCACCGTGTTTAAGGATGGCGGCTGGTTTCAGTACGAGCCGGAAACCGGCCAGCTGCTAATAAAGAACATCAGAAGCGTACGCATTGAAGCGGCGGACGGCATTCAGCTGATCACCGATGCGCTGGGGATAGATGCCAGCCAGACACGGATCAACGGTGACACTACGATGAACGGCGATGTGACCCACGGCGGCGGATCAATGAGTTCTAACGGCGTGATTGCTGACAAGCATTTACACGAGAAAGTGAAGACCGGAAGCGATACGTCAGGAGGCCCGAAATGATGTACCTCGGAATGAACCGCGACACTGGCAAGGCCATTACCGACATCGAGCACATCCGGCAGAGTATGCGCGACATCCTGATCACCCCGGAAGGCAGCCGCATTGCACGGCGTGATTACGGCTCGCTGCTGTCCGTGCTGATTGACCAGCCGCAGAACGACGTGATCCGCCTGCAGGTGATGGCGGCGGTTTATGTCGCCATCAGCCGCTGGGAGCCTCGCGTAAAGCTGAGCACCGTAAACCTTACCAGCGATTTTGACGGCTCAATGGTGGTTGAGCTGACCGGCCAGCGTGATGACGGTTCGCCGGTTGCTATGTCTGTGCCCACGGGGGTGAGCAGTGGCAGTAAATGACCTTTCCCAGCTGCCCGCACCGCAGATTATTGAGGTGCCGGACTTTGAATCGCTGCTGGCTGAACGCAAAGAGGCGCTGATTGCGCTTTATCCGGCGGATGAACAGGCCGCCATGCGCCGCGTGCTGGCGCTGGAGTCTGACCCGATTGTGAAAAGCCTGCAGGAAAACACCTACCGCGAAATCCTGTTGCGCCAGCGCATCAATGAGGCGGCGCAGGCGGTAATGGTGGCCTACGCAATCGGCAGCGATCTGGACCAGCAGGCCGCCCGCAATAACGTGAAGCGGTTGACCATTACGCCTGCGAATCCCGACGCGGTGCCGCCGGTGGATGCGGTGATGGAATCGGACGACGCACTGCGCGTGCGCGTGCCGGAGGCGTTTGAGGGGCTGAGCGTGGCCGGACCGACGGGCGCGTATGAGTTTCACGCCAAAAGCGCCGATGGCCGGGTGCAGGACGTGTCCGCCATCAGCCCGTCACCGGCGACAGTACTGATCACTGTCCTGAGTCGCGAAGGCGACGGCACGGCGGCAGCGGATTTGCTGACTACAGTGGACACGGCACTGAGCGCCGACAGCGTGCGCCCGGTGGCCGACCGTGTGACGGTTCAGGGGGCGACTATTCGCAACTACAGCGTGAAGGCCAGGCTGCACCTGTTCGACGGCGTGGCCGCCGGTCCCTGCCTTGAGGCGGCAAACGCTAATCTGGCGGCTTACCTTACTGAACAGAAAAAGCTGGGGCGCAGCGTGCGGCGTGAGTCCTACGGGGCGGTGATGCGTGTGGCCGGTGTGGACTGGGTGGAAATCACCGAACCGGCGGAGGACATCATCATGGACCGCACGCAGGCGGGTTACTGCACCGGTACGGACATTTCCGTGGCGGGCGATCAGGGGGTGACATGAGTAACAGCAGCCTGATGCCGCCCGGTTCGTCTGCGCTGGAGCGCCGTTTAGCGCAGGCGTGCAGCGGGATTTCAGGGCTGAACGTGCCGCTGCGCGACCTCTGGAACCCGGCCACCTGCCCGGTGAGCTTTCTGCCCTATCTGGCCTGGGCCTTTTCAGTGGACCGCTGGGACGAAAGCTGGGCTGAGAGCGTCAAACGGCAGGTGGTGAGCGATGCGTTTTATATTCATCAGCACAAAGGCACCATCAGCGCCATCCGCCGCGTGGTGGAGCCGTTCGGCTTCCTGATCCGGGTTATTGAGTGGTGGAAAACCAGTGAGCCGCCCGGCACGTTCCGGCTGGACATTGGCGTGCAGGACCAGGGCATTACTGAAGAAACCTATCAGGAGCTTGAGCGGCTGATCAGCGATGCAAAACCCTGCAGCCGTCACCTGCTTGGAATGTCCATCAACCTGCAGGTCAGCGGCGAAACACGCATGGCAGCAGCCAGCTATGACGGTGATGACCTGACCGTTTACCCGTACACCCCGGAAATTATCTCCGTCAGCGGCGCGGCTTATGGCGGCGCGGCGGTACACGTTATTGACCTGATGGAAGTGGGACCATGACACAAAAATACTATGCGATCGTAACCAACCTGGGCGCGGCGAAGATTGCCAACGCTGCCGCGCTCGGCACAAAACTGAACATCACACAGATGGCCGTGGGGGATGGCGGCGGCACACTGCCGACGCCGAACGCCAGCCAGACAAAGCTGGTTAACGAGGTGCGCCGCGCCGCTATCAATTCGCTGAGCATTGATGCGGCCAATGCCAGCCAGGTGATTGCTGAGCAGGTGATCCCTGAAACGGAGGGCGGATTCTGGATCCGGGAAATGGGGCTGTTTGATGCGGACGGCACGCTGATTGCGGTCTGTAACACGCCCGAAACTTACAAGCCCGCGCTGCAGGAAGGCAGCGGCCGCACGCAGACCGTGCGCATGATTCTGATCATTAACAGCACCGACGCCATTACCCTGAAGATTGACCCGTCCGTGGTGCTGGCAACGCGGAAGTATGTGGATGAAAGTATCCTGACGGTTCGCCAGTACGCCGATAAGTTACTGGCGGATCATCTTGCGGCTGAAAACCCGCATGACCAGTACCTGCAGACAGCGAATGCGCTGGCAGAAATCAAAGACGCCGGTCTGATTGCTGAGCTTCTCAAAAACCTCGGTTTAGGCGAAGCGGCAAAGCGTGGGGTTTGGGGAGGCTTAGGTGATGTGACTTCAACAGATGGTTTTTCTCTTGGTGTTAATAACGCATTTCGAATGCCGACTGGTGCGATTGTGCAATGGGATCAGGGTGCGACATTATCAGGAGGGTTCACTAAAAACTATCCGGTACCCTTTCCCAACGAATGTCTTGCGCTGATTCCAGTAGTTTACTCAACCATTGGCGTGCCTTGTATAGCCATAGCCAATAAATCTAATAGGCTACAGGCAAATATTAATGTCGTGGATCCTGATGGAAACGGCGTAACAGGTGTTTCGCTAGGTTACATAACTATAGGATATTAATAATGAATTTTTACTTTTCGCCATCAAAACCTTCTATTTACTCAGCAGCACTTTATGAAGCCTATTGTAGCGCAGGAACCTGGCCTGACGATGCGGTTGAGATAACGGAGGAAATAGCCGCCGCATACCATCCCACCAGACAACCATCTGGAAAGGTGTTAGGGGTAGGGGCAAATGAATTACCCGCATGGGTCGATATGCCTCAACCTCCAGAACCCACACATGCAGAGCTCGTAGCCGCGGCTGAGATCAAAAAAAAGCAGTTGATAGACAATGCAATGCAGTCCATTTCTTTAGTACAGCTTAAGTTGCAAGCTGGAAGGGAACTGGTAGATGGAGAGGCCAGGGAATTAAATTTGGCCATTGATTACATTGATGCAGTTCAAGCAATTGATATCTTTGCTGCACCCGGCATAAAATGGCCCTCGCTGCCGATTAGGTAGATGCTATTGGCATTTTTTTTCATTCTAAGTCAGCGGAAGCATAATTCATGATAAAGTTGCGCCCGGCTATGACGTTGATGAGCATATAGCTTTATATTTTTATGGAAGACTAGTATTGATAATTATTAATTGCAACACTTGAGTGCAGGAAATATGCCATGAGCGTCTGCAAAGTGTTTTAGAACCTAACCATAATTAATTTATAGCCGATATAACTATGAACTTTAGAAAAGATATTAACGGATTACGCGCTTTTGCAGTACTGCCAGTTGTTATTTTCCACTTCAATCAACAATGGCTTCCTGGTGGTTTTGCCGGGGTAGATGTGTTTTTTGTTATCTCGGGATACTTGATGACCAGGATGATTGCTGGTCGTTACGACATAGGTGAATTATCTCTCTGGGATTTTTATCTTGACAGAGGGAGAAGGATTATACCTGCGCTAGCTTTTCTGAGTGCAGCGCTTCTGGTGTATGGATTCATGTATCTGCCTCCCATAGATTTAATGCAACTATCTAAACATGTGGTTGCAAGTATGCTCTTCATTTCTAATGTTATTTATTGGAATGAGGCGGGGTATTTTGATGCGGCTTCACATACAAAGTGGCTTCTCCACACGTGGTCACTTTCAGTAGAATGGCAATTTTATATAATATATCCAATTATTATATTGGGTTTAATTAAGGTTTGTGGACGAGGTAATTTAAAGTTATTAATGGCCTTGCTGGGTTTTATTTCATTTTTATTTTCTGCATTTGCACCAGAGTCACAGCAAAGTTCAACGTTTTATCTCATACACTCTAGAGCCTGGGAAATGATAGCTGGAGGTCTTATATGCTTGTACCCCCTCAATGTTTCAAATCATAAGCAGAAGGTATTCTATTTTTCTGGGTTTATGTTAATTGCTTTAAGCTATGTTTTTTTTAATGAGAGTTTGGTTTGGCCTGGTTCTATGGCTGGTATTGTGGTGGTTGGCGCTTGTCTGGTTATTATCGCCAATAATCAAGAGGCACGACTTACAAAAAATAAGGTTATACAATTTATAGGGACTATCTCTTATTCTGTTTATCTTTGGCATTGGCCAGTCGCTGTGTATGTGGCACGTTTAAATCTTCCGGGGAATGTACCATTAGTAAGCGGTATTTTGGTTTCTTTTTTTTTGGGTTGGCTATCTTATTTAATAATAGAAAACAAATTCCGAAAAAGCCATGATGTTAGTTACGTTGGCCGTTTAATTAAAAATCTCATTTTGGTGCTAATATTTGGCGTGGTATTCGTGACTGCGTGTATTTTTTACAAAAAAGACGGATTGCCTTTGCGCTATGAGGGCGAAATTAATGCGTTAACTAAGATTAATGATGTTTACTCATTTTTCGGGATTCCTGCTGTATGGAGAAGTAATGTTTGCCATTCAACGCCTATTGGTATGTCACCTGAAGAAAGGATTTCGAAGTGTGCAGAAGATGGTCCGCATAAAATTTTTCTTTGGGGAGACTCTTACACTGCTGCTCTTTATCCCGGATTATTGGCTCTACAGAAAGAAGATAATCATTCGTTTTCTATTGAGCAGTTCACCGATGGTAATGGTGCTCCGTTCTTTCGAAATGCGTCATTAGCTGATAATAATAAAGATATGATTACCGTTAATCAGGAGAAATTAGAAATACTGTCAAAAATAAAACCTGAACGTGTAGTAATAACCTGGATGATGTATGGGGCGAATTCCATACATACGATTCCTGAAGCGATTGTGGGCATAAAGGATACTATAGATCGTATTAAAAAGGCCTCCCCGGACACTAAAGTAATAATAGTTGGCCCAGTGCCGCAATGGAACGGGACACTCGTTTCGGTAATGCTGAAGTACTGGAGTGAACACCATTCATACCCACCATTATATATGGATTATGAACTCATTAAGAACATGTTTGTTTGGGATGAGCAGCTAAAGTTAGCGCTGGATTCTTATGGGGTTAAATATATTTCAGCATTAGACGTGTTATGTAATGCGCAAGGGTGTCTTACCAGAGTTGGAGACAAACCATCAGATTTGGTCACAGCTGATTGGGGCCATTTATCACCAGCAGGATCTTCTTATCTAATCAAGCGTATTTCATCGCGCTTGTTCGAATGAATTCTATTGCTATTTAAAAAATCACACAGGCTAAATTCTTGCGAGTTTAGCCTGTGTGTTATTGCGCGACATTAATTTTTTCCTTGAAAACGCTTCGAGCTAACTGATGGCTGAAATTAATGGTCTTTGAAAAAATAGTGCGGAAAATGAGCTTGGCCGGCAAAGTTCGCGCCATTTAGCGAAGTGAAAAATGCTTATCGCTATATAAGAGGGACATCAAAGAGCAAAACTGAATCTGCAGCGCAATGCGCTAAATAAATCATAGCGTGGGTTACTCTTTGAGGAGAGAATAAACTGAAAGGCCGTGGATAGTCAGACTCTTAAAATCTGCTCCGTTTCCTTCAGGTTGGCGACACGCTGGTAGTCTGTGAACTCGACCGGTCAGGCCAGAATATGCACCATCGGATAATGTTGGCTAAACACCGGGAACTACAAAACACAACACGCATTGTGTCAGCACCCGTACAACAGTAATCACGTGAATCAATCTGAACTAGAGAAGACCATAGCGGAACCCCTTCACAGGAGAACCGCCCTATGGCACAGGATTATCACCACGGCGTGCGCGTTGAGGAAATCAACGAAGGCACGCGAACCATCACCACCGTCAGCACCGCGATTGTCGGGCTGGTCTGTACCGGCGACGACGCCGACGCGGCCACCTTTCCGCTAAACCGCCCGGTGCTGTTAACCGACGTACTCACAGCCAGCGGCAAGGCCGGAGAGTCCGGCACGCTGGCGCACTCACTGGACGCCATCGCTGATCAGTCCAAACCCGTCACCGTCGTCGTGCGCGTGCCGCAGGGCGAAACCGAAGCGGAAACCACCGCCAACATCATCGGCGGCGTGACCGACGGCCAGCGCACCGGCATGAAGGCGCTGCTGGCCGCGCAGTCCGTCTGCGGCGTAAAACCCCGCATTCTCGGCGTGCCGGGCCACGACACCAAAGCCGTCGCCACCGAGCTGCTGGGCGTGGCGCAGAGTCTGCGCGGCTTCGCCTACCTGTCCGCCTACGGCTGCAAGAGTGTTGAAGAGGCGATTGCCTACCGCAGCAACTTCAGCCAGCGCGAAGGGATGCTGATCTGGCCTGACTTCATCAACTTTGACACCGTGCTGAAGGCAGACGCGACGGCCTACGCCACCGCCCGCGCGCTGGGCCTGCGCGCCAAAATCGACGAGCAGACCGGCTGGCACAAGTCCCTGTCAAACGTCGGCGTGAACGGCGTCACCGGCATTTCAAAAGACGTCTTCTGGGACCTGCAGGATCCGGCCACTGATGCGGGCCTGCTGAACCAGAACGACGTCACCACGCTTATCCGTAAAGACGGCTTCCGCTTCTGGGGTTCCCGCTGCCTCAGCGACGATCCGCTGTTTCAGTTTGAGTGTTACACCCGCACCGCGCAGGTGCTGATGGACACGATGGCTGAAGGGCAGATGTGGTCCGTTGACGGTGCGCTGAACCCGTCGCTGGCCCGCGACATCATCGAGAGCATCCGCGCGAAGCTGCGCAGCCTGGTGACTCAGGGCTATCTGATTGGTGCGGACTGCTGGCTGGATGAGAGCGTGAACGATAAAGACACGCTCAAGGCGGGCAAGCTGCTGATCGATTACGACTACACGCCGGTGCCACCGCTGGAAAACCTGCTGCTGCGCCAGCGCATCACAGACCAGTACCTGCTCGATTTCAGCAGCCGCGTCAGCGCATAAGGAGACGGAAAGATGGCATTACCCCGCAAACTCAAGCATCTGAACCTGTTCAACGCAGGCAACAACTGGCAGGGGCTGGTTGAGTCCGTGACGCTGCCGAAATTCACCCGCAAGTTTGAGAAGTATCGCGGCGGCGGCATGGCCGGTGCTGTGGACATTGACATGGGCCTGGACGATGGCGCGCTGGATACGGAATTCACCATCGGCGGCACCGAAGCGCTGCTGATTAAGCAGATGGGCACCACCACCGTGGACGGCATTCAGCTGCGCTTTACCGGCTCCATTCAGCGCGACGACACCGGCGAAGTGCAGGCGGTCGAGCTGGTCACGCGCGGACGCTATAAGGAGCTGGACTCCGGCGAATGGAAAACCGGCGAATCCAGCACCACCAAAGTGTCCGGCACCAACAGTTACGCAAAGCTGACCATCAACGGCGAAGTGCTCTATGAGTGCGATCTGGTGAACATGATCGAAATCGTGGGCGGCACCGACCTGATGGAAGCGCACCGCAACGCGCTGGGCCTGTAATCATCCCGGCAGGCGCTGCGCCTGCCGCTTATCTCTCTTTTTAATGGAATCAAATTATGACTGACAAAACCACGCCAAATGAAAAAGTCGTTGAGCTGGACACCCCGATCCTGCGTGGCGAAACCGAAATCACCTCCGTCACCGTGCGCAAGCCGCAGTCCGGCGCGCTGCGCGGCACCCGCCTGCAGGCGCTGCTGGACATGGACGTGAACGCGCTGATCACCGTGCTGCCGCGCATTACCACCCCGGCGCTGACCACGGCGGAAATTAACGAAATGGACCCCGCCGATCTGGTCAGCCTGTCGGTGGAGGTGGTCACTTTTTTGCTGAAGAAGTCGGTCCTGTCGGATTTAGCGACGGCCTGACGGTAGACGATCTGGTGGCGGACATCGCCACCGTCTTTCACTGGCCGCCCTCCGTGACCGAGTCCATGACGCTGACCGAGGTTCTGGAGTGGCGGCACAAAGCAATCCTGAGACACAGGGCCAGCGATGAGTGATAAAAATCTGCGTTTACAGGTCGTGCTGGGTGCGGTCGATAAGCTGACGCGCCCCTTCCGCAGCGCCCGCGACAGCACGCGCGAGCTGGCTGGCACGCTGCGCGACACGCGCAACACCCTCAAGGCGCTGGACGCACAGGCCGGGCGCATTGACGGCTTCCGTAAAACCCGCTCACAGCTTGCCATCACTGCTAACAACCTTAAAGCCGCCCGCGAAGAAGCGGCGCGGCTGGCCGTGCAGTTTACGGAAACAAACAAGCCCACCGCTGCACAGGCCCGCGTGCTGGAGCAGGCAAAAAACCGCGCCAGCCAGCTGCAGCAGACTTATAACGGGCTGCGCCTGTCGGTGCAGCGTCAGCGTGAGGCGCTGGGCGCTGCCGGTATCGACACGAAGAAACTGAGCCAGGCACAGCGCGAACTTAAAAGTCAGTCGGACGAGGCACGCGCCGCCATTGACCGGCAGCAGCAGTCGCTTAAAAAGCTGGGAGATCGGCAGGCAAAAATGCGCGCGGTACGTGAGCGCTATTCACGCTCGCTTGAGGTGCGCGACCGCGTGGCCGGTGCCGGTGCGGCAACATCCGCCGCCGGGCTGGCAATGGGCGCGCCGGTGCTGGCCGCCGTCAAGTCTTCAGCGGCAATGGAAGACGCCATGAAGGGCGTGGCAAAGCAGGTCAACGGGCTGCGCGACGACAGCGGCAACCGCACAAAGCAGTTTTATGACATGCAGGCCGCCATCAAGGCCGCCAGTGAGCAGCTGCCGATGGAAAACGGCGCGATTGACTACGCCGCGCTGGTTGAGGGCGGCGCGCGCATGGGCGTGACGAACGAGAATGATTCTTATGAGGACCAGAAGCGCGACCTGATGGCCTTTGCCACCACGGCGGCGAAGGCGTCCACCGCGTTTGAACTGCCTGCCGGTGAGCTGGCCGAAGGGCTGGGCAAGATTGCGCAGCTGTATAAAATCCCCACGCGCAACATCGAGCAGCTGGGTGACGCGCTGAACTACCTGGACGATAACGCCATGTCCAAGGGTTCCGACATCATCGACGTACTGCAGCGCATGGGCGGCGTGGCCGACAGGCTGGACTACCGCAAGGCGGCTGCGCTCGGCTCAACCTTCCTCAGCCTGGGCGCAACGTCGGAAACCGCCGCCAGTGCGGCAAACGCGATGGTGCGCGAGCTTTCCGTTGCCACCATGCAGAGTGACCGCTTTATGGACGGCATGGATCTGCTGAAACTCGATCCGAAAAAGATTGAAAAGCAGATGACCACGGACGCCATGGGTACCATCCAGCGCGTGCTGGAAAAGGTCAACAACCTGCCGAAAGACAAACGCCTGACGGCTATGACGATGGTCTTCGGCAAGGAGTACGGCAAGGACGCGGCCAAACTCGCTAACAACATGCCGGAGCTGAGGCGACAGCTGCAGCTGACGCAGGGCGACGGGGCGAAAGGCTCCATGCAGAAAGAGTCAGACATCAATAAAGACTCGCTTTCGGCGCAGTGGATGCTGACCAAAACCGGCGTTTCCAACACCATGAGCGGCCTGGGCGATTCGCTGCGCACGCCGCTGATGGACATCATGAACATGGTGAAGAAAGCCACCGGCGTAACCCGCCGCTGGGTGGAAAACAACAAGGTGCTGGCGGGCACGCTGGTGAAGACTGCCGCCGTTCTCTCATTACTGGTGCTGGGTGCCGGGGCTTTTCTGGTGAGCCTCGCGGCGTTTTTTGGGCCGCTTGCTTTGCTGAGGTTCAGCTTTAACGTGCTGGGGATAAAAGCATTCAGCGCCTTCGGGCTGATTAAAAGCGCCATCGGCATCGTGGGGAACGGCGTGCTGTGGCTGGGGCGGCTGATGTTTGCGAACCCGATTCTGGCCGTTATCGGGCTGATTGCCGCCGGGGCGCTGCTTATCTGGCAGAACTGGGACACGCTGGGGCCGAAACTTGCCGCGCTGTGGGACGGCATCAGCACAAAGGTCAGCAGCGTCTGGACCGCGATCCGCACCTACATCAGCACAAAGTGGGGCGAGATTGTCGCCGACGCGAAAGCGCTGCCCGCGCGGTTTCAGGAGGCGGGTTCACAAATGATTGACGGCCTGATGGCGGGCATCAGTCAGAAGTGGGATGCGATTAAAAACAAGCTGTCGTCACTGACCGACTACCTGCCGGACTTTCTGAAGCCGGGCGGCGATAAGTCCGGCGGGCCGCAGCTGCCGCGACCGGCAACAGTAAAAACGGGCGGCGGTGTATCTCTGCCGCCGGGCGGGTTCCCCGGATTTGCGGGCATGTACGACAGCGGCGGCTTTATCCCGTCCGGGCAGTTTGGTGTGGCCGGTGAGAACGGACCGGAGCTGGTCAGCGGTCCGGCGAACGTGACCAGCCGCCGGAGCACCGCACGGCTGGCGGCACTGGCGGCGCTGACGCTGGGCGGCGCAGCGACGGCGGAGACAAAGCCGCTGCACCCGCTGAGCCTGCCAGTTCAGGCGTACCGACAGGAAGCACCGCGCATGAGTGGCAGTGCTGCACAGGCAGCTGCGCCGCAGATTCACGCCTCCTTCACCATTGTGCAGCAGCCGGGGCAGAGCCAGCAGGATCTGGTTGATGAGGTGATGCGCAGGCTGGAGGCAAAAGAGCGGCAGGCGCAGGCCCGCGCCCGCAGCAGTTACCGGGACAGGGGAGGATTTGAAGAATGATGATGACGCTGGGCTTATTTGTTTTCATGCTGAAGACGGTGCCCTATCAGGAACTGCAGTATCAGCGCAGCTGGCGTTTCCCGTCAAACAGTCGCGTGGGCGTGAGGCCGTCGCTGCAGTTTTTAGGCCCGGACAACGACACGCTGACGCTTTCCGGCGTGCTGCTGCCGGAGATTACCGGCGGCAGGCTGTCGCTGTTCGCGCTGGAGCAGATTGCGGAGCTGGGCCGCGCGTGGCCGCTTATCGAGGGCAGCGGGACGATTTACGGCATGTTCGTGATTGAAAGCCTGAGCCAGACCAAAGCGGAGTTCTTCAGCAGCGGTGTGTGCCGCCGCATTGAATTCACGCTGACGCTGAAGCGCACCGATGAATCGCTGGGCGAGATGTTCGGCAGCCTCAGCGATCAGCTGTCTGCCATGCAGGGCGCCGCCGCCACCGCCGCCGGTAAGGTGAGCGCCGCAGCGGGAGGATTATTTTCATGATGACCAGCCCGTGGATTAACGGCCAGCAGAACTCACCGGCGTTCCGGCTGACGATAGACGGCGCAGACATCACGCAGAAGCTGGAAAAGCGCCTGCTGAGCCTGACGCTTACCGACAACCGGGGCTTTGAGGCGGACCAGCTGGACATCGAGCTGGACGACGCGGACGGCCAGCTGCAGCTGCCGCGCCGGGGCGTAGTGCTGTCGCTGGCGCTGGGCTGGCAGGGTGAGGCGCTTTTTCCGAAAGGCAGCTATGTGGTTGATGAAATCGAGCACAGCGGCACGCCTGACCGCCTGACGCTGCGGGCGCGCAGCGCGGACTTCCGGCAGACCCTGAACACGAAGCGGGAGAAGTCCTGGCACAAAACCACAGCGGGCGAAATTATCCGGGATATCGCCGGGCGGCATAAGCTGAAGACGGCGATGGGTGATGACATGGCCGCCGCAGAAATTGACCATATTGATCAGACCAACGAATCAGACGCCAGCTTTCTGATGCGCCTGGCTAAACAGTGCGGCGCGGTGGCCTGCGTTAAGGACGGAAATCTGCTGTTTATCCGGCAGGGACAGGGAAAAACGGCAAGCGGCAAGCCGCTGCCAGTGATGACCCTTCAGCGCAGGGACGGAGACAGCCACCGCTTCACCCTGGCGGACCGCGACGCTTACACCGGCGTGATAGCCAGCTGGCTGCATACCCGTGAACCGGCAAAAAAACCAGTGGCGAAGGTGAAGCGCAGGCGACGTAAAGCCCCGGTGAAGAAGAAGGAACCGGAGGCGAAGCAGGGCGATTACTTGATCGGCACGGATGAAAACGTGCTGGTACTGAGTCGCACTTATGCGAACCGGAGCAACGCCGAACGGGCGGCGAAAATGCAGTGGGAGCGCCTGCAGCGCGGTGCAGCGACGTTTTCCATTCAGCTGGCGAAGGGGCGCGCGGAACTTTATACAGAAATGCCGGTGAAGGTCAGCGGCTTTAAGCAGCAGATAGATGCCGGGGAATGGATTATCACAACGCTGACGCACAGCCTGAGCGCTGATAGCGGATTTACTACAGCGATTGAGCTTGAAGTTAAAATTGATGAGCTAAGTATGCAATAGCAAATTTATCTACCCAATTGGATGGCGAGAGGGTACTATTCGCGAAAATATGAAAGAGGACGAATCCGAAATGATGAACTGCCCGAAGTGCTCACACGCTGCTCACACTCGTAGCAGCGTCCAGCTTTCTGAAAATACAAAAGAAAGATACAACCAGTGCCAGAACATCAATTGCGGATGTACGTTTAAATCTCTCGAAACAGTAACAGACATAATCATGTTTCCAGGCAAGGTGAGTCCAGCACCACCTCATCCATCAAGAGTCACAACAAAAGCATCACAGGGGCAACTCTGGTTATAACCCGCTCAGGCGGGTTTTTTTTGCCTACAATTTACGACAAAAGCCTTTCGGTAGTCATTTGGTAGACAATAAAATTAATAAAACCCTTAAATTAATATAAGTATCTGTTTTGTATGTGTATTTGTATGGGATCCTTTCCATATACTAATATAGCCTGTTTTAAGGCTGGAGCGCTAAGGGTCTGACAGGTAAACTCCCCCTAATCCTATTCTCTGACGTTGGTGTCGGCGTGGAACTGAAAGCAACCTCGATGGGCAAACGGCTTGCCCAGCATCCTTATAATCGTGTCCGTTTAATGGCGGCAGGCGTCGAAGTCAGCGGCGATAAGCATGAGTATCTGATCCCCTTTAACCAGTTACTGGATATCGCCTGCAAGCGCGGGCTGGTGTGGGGCGAGCTGGAGTTTTTGCTGGCTGATGAAAAAGTGGTCCGCCTGCATGGCACGGAATGGCAGGAAACGCAGCGCTTTCACCACTATCTGCTGCAGGCCTGGCAGAGCTGGAGTCTGGAGATGAGCGCAGTGTGCCGCGAGGTGCTGCAGGCGCTACGCGACGAAATCGAGGCGTTTGGCGCGCAGGATCGCTGGCTGAATCGCCACGAGTTGCAGGCGCTGAAAACCAACATCCTCAAACAGTTCGATGCGTTGCCGATGCCGCTCTCACGATTAAAAGATTTTGCTGACTGCCGGGACAACTGGCAATTCTGTCAGCGCTGGCTGGAGCAGGGCGAAACGGCGTTGCGGCAGAGAAACCGTGACTGGACGGCCGCCATGCTCACCCGCTATCAGGATTTCTTTGCCAGCGTCGAGAGCACGCCACTCAATCAGTCGCAATGTGAGGCGGTGGTTAATGGCGAGAATTCTCTGCTGGTGCTGGCAGGCGCGGGCAGCGGTAAAACCTCGGTGCTGGTGGCTCGTGCAGGCTGGTTAATGCAGCGCAAGCTGGCCAGCGCCGATCAAATCCTGTTACTGGCATTTGGCCGCCAGGCGGCTGAAGAGATGAACGCACGTATCCAGTCGCGGCTCTCCGCCGCTGACATCCAGGCGCGGACTTTCCATTCTCTGGCGCTGCATATTATTCGTGAAGGCAGTAATAAGCAGCCAGTTATCAGCAAACTTGAGAGTGATGCCGATGCGCGTCGCACGCTGCTGATCCAGCAGTGGCGGCAGCAGTGTCATGAGAAGAAGGCGCAGGCAAACGGCTGGCGTCAGTGGCTGCGTGATGAACTGGAGTGGGAGTTACCCGAGGGGCCATTCTGGGAGGACGACAGGCTGGCAAACCGGCTGGCGTCACGGCTGGAGCGCTGGCTTGGTCTGATGCGCATGCATGGCGGTGCGCAGGCAGCGATGATCGCCGACGTACCCGAAGAGATCCGGGATCTCTTCAGTAAGCGCATCAAACTGATGGCACCGTTGCTGAAAGCGTGGAAGAGCGCATTAAAAGAGGAGGGCGCGGTCGATTTCTCAGGTCTGATTCACCAGGCGATTGCCATTCTGGAAAAAGGACGGTTTATCAGTCCGTGGAAACACATTCTGGTGGATGAATTCCAGGATATCTCGCCTCAGCGTGCCGCGTTACTGAGCGCATTGCGCCAGCAGAATAAGCGTACCGCACTATTTGCTGTTGGGGATGACTGGCAGGCCATCTACCGCTTTAGTGGGGCGGAGATGACGCTGACGACGGCATTCCATCACTATTTTGGTGAGGGAGACCGCTGCGTACTGGACACAACCTACCGTTTCAACGACCGCATCGGCGACATTGCCAACCGGTTTATACAACAAAATCCGCAGCAGCTGGCAAAACCGCTGAACAGCATTACCAAAGGCAATAAAAAGTCGATTTCGCTGCTGGCGCAGGATCAGCTGGAAGCCTTGCTGAACAAACTCAGCGGTTACGCGAAGCCTGATGAGCGAATTCTGCTGCTGGCGCGTTATCACTATCTGCGGCCGGATTTACTGGATAAAGCCAGAACCCGCTGGCCGAAGCTTAATCTGGAATTTATGACGATTCATGCCAGCAAAGGTCAGCAGGCAGATTACGTCATTTTGCTGGGATTACAGCAGGGTAAAGAGGGCTTCCCGGCAGAGGCGCGCGAATCGATTATTGAACAGGGCTTATTACCGCAGCCAGAAGCGTTCCCTGATGCAGAAGAGCGCCGTCTGGCCTATGTGGCACTGACGCGCGCGCGTCAGCAGGTTTTTCTGATGTTCGATAAGGCAGCGCCGTCACCGTTTGTCGATCACTTCCGCGAGCTGGGTGTGCCGGTGCTGCGTAAAGCCTGA